CGCAAGCCCCTGATCCAGACCGGCCATGACGAAGCCGCCCAGCCCGGCAAATACGCGGGATGGGGAATGGATGCCCAGCTTCGATTTGAACCAGTTGGCGACGGAACTGGCCGCGCCGACGATGGTGGATTTGAGCGCGCCAAGCATTCCCACGACGCCGTTGATCAGCCCCTGGATCAGGTTGCGGCCGATCTCGGTGAAATTGAGCGACTGGAGATAGGCCAGCGCGGGCATGAAGGCGCGGATCAGCAGGCCAAGCGGGGAGAAGGTCAGGAAGGCATCGATCAGGAAGCTGATCGCGCCGCTGACAATCGCCTTGAGCCCTTCCCACAGGCCGCCGAACCATGCCGATATGGCGCCCCAATTGTCGTAAATCAGATAGGCCGCCGCCGCGACCGCAGCGATGGCCGCGACGATCAGCAGCAAAGGCCCCAAGGCGATGCCCAGCGGCGCAGCGGCAGCGGTCAGGGCGGCGAACGCCAGCCCGAGGCCGCCGAGCAGGATCAGCAGCGCGGCCCCCGCGCCCATGAAGACCATGATGCCCTTCGCCAGTGCCGGATGTTCCTGCGCCCATCCACGCACCGCGACAGCCGCTTTCGAGACATAGCCCGACACCTTGACGATGGTGGGCAGCAGAAACTGGCCCATGGTGATATTGAGCGCGGAAAGCGCGTTGCCTGCCAGCCCGGTCGCCCCTTCGGTGGTGGCAATGGCCGACAGGAATTCCTTGTTCATGGAGCCTGCATATTTGCTCCGGTCGCCGACCAACGCGAAGTTCGTTTTCAGCTGGTCGAGGCTGGTCAGCATCGGCGCGATCGCGGCGACGCTTTCCGACCCGAACAGTTCCGTCAACATCCCGGCCTGCGCCTCTTTCGGCAGCTTCTGGATCCGTTCTAGGACGTTGGTGATTGCGCCGCCGGCGTCTCGCTGCATGTCCTTCGACATTTGCACGGCATCCAGCCCCAGCGCCTTGAAGGCCGCCTGCTGCGATTTCGTGGCCGACGTTCCCTTGGTCAGCGCCAGCATCATGTTCTTGATGCCCGTCGCGCCGATCTCCGATTCCACGCCGACGCTGGACAGGACTTGGCTCATGGAAGCGATCTGCGCCGCGGCGAGGCCGCCGACCTTCCCCAAGGGGCCGATCCGCGTCACCATGTCGGTCACAGCGCCGACATTGCCGCCGAAACTGTTGGTCAGGGCGTTGATCTGGTCGGCCAACGCCACCACGCCGTCCTGCGGCAAGCCGAACGCGGTCCGCCACTTCGCCATGGTGTTGCCCGCATCTTCGGCGGTGCTGTCGAAGGCGACGCCCATTTTCGCAGCATCTTCCGCGAATTTCATGAGTTCCTCGCGGGGGACGTTGGCCCGACCAGCGGCGGCGACGATCTGGGCGATGCCCTCTGCCGTCATCGGGATCCGCGTGCTCATCTCCAATATGTCGTTGGACATTTTGTTGAAGGCGTCGGGCGTCGGGAAATCGACCACCTTGCGGACGTCGGCCATGGCGCTTTCCAGCGTCATCGCCTGCTTGGTCGCCATGACGATCGGCGCACCGGCGGCGGTGCCAGCGGCCACCATGCCGAGGCCCATGCCGGTTGCCTTCTGGCTGATCTCGTTCAGCTTTTCCGAATTGCGATTGGCCTGGTTGACCTTCTCCAGCTGCGCCGTCTGTTGCTTGAGCGCGCGGTTCGCCTCGGCCGTGCGGTTGGCAAGGCGGTCCTCATGTCTGGTCAGATCCAGCACATCCACACCTGCGGCGGACAGCTTGGCCGACAGCTGCTGAAGTTCGGCACCGCCCTGATCGAGCCGCGTAGCCAGCTGGGCAGACTGCTTCTCCGCCCGTTCGAACTCCATGCGCAGCTTTTTCGTCGGCTTTTCGGTCGCCTCCAGCTGGGCGCGCAGCTGGGCCAGCTTCGCCTGCTGTTCCTGATATTGGCGCGTGTCGTTGGCGAAGCGCGATTCCGCGGACTTGTAGCTACCGATCTGCTTCTGCAGCGCGCCGAGTGACTTCAGTTCCTCCTGCGTCTTTGCCAGATCCCGACGCGCGGCGGACGACGCGCCGGTGATGGATTTCAGAGGCGATGTGACCTTGTCCAGCGCCTCAAGGATGATCTGGAGCCGAAGATTCTTGTCCGCCATTATCGCTTTCCGGGCTTTTCAGGGGGTTTGGAGCGACGGGCGGCCTGTTCGCGCCAGCCCATCAGTTCGGACAGATCCATTCCGTCCATGACGGCGGGCGACCAATGGAAGATGATCGCCACGTCCGCCATCGTGTCGTCTACTGATCGAGGACAGCCGCACGCTGCGACTTCTGCAGCAAAAAACTGCCGATCTCCGCACCACAGGCCAGCAGGTCCGCCGGTTCCATATTGCCGACTTCCGCTTCGGTCAGCGGGGGCACAGTGATGCGGGGCAGGATCTTGGTGAGGCTATCCACCTTCAGCTGCCCTAGATCGACCAGAGACAGACCGCGCAGTTCGCCGGAACGGGGTTTGCGCAGCTTCAGTTCATCAATGCTGGCCTCGCCCCGCACGATTGGTGTGTCGAGGGCGACGGTGCGGAATTCGGGTGCGTTGGGTTCGCTCATGATACTCTCCGGATTTCAGGGGTGGTCGGCCCGACGATTTGCGCCGGGCCGGGATCGGTTAGAAGATGCCGAGGGCAGCGCGGCGCTCGGCAAGGCGATCGACGCCGCCGACGATCTCGACCATGTTGATCGGGTCGATCTCGATTTCAGTGCGGCCATTCCAGACCAGCTTGTAGTAGGCGACGGCGAAGGTGGCCTTGAACTCGCCCGCTTCTCCGGTCTCCTGATCGCCCATGTCGATTTCGGTATGACGCCCGCGGGCAATCACCTCGACCGTGTCGACGGCGGCGGTGTCGTCCTGCTGATAATTGCCGACGAAGCGAAGGTAGACGCCGTCAACCGTCGGCGTGCCCCACTGGCGCAGGACGTCGCGCATGGGTGCAGAGCAGGTGAACGACAGTTCCATCGCCTCCATACCCATGTCCATCATCAGCGGAGCACTCATACCCGCGCCGCGATATTCCTCGGTCTTGCGGGTGAGCGTGGGCAGGGAAACGGTCTTGCAGTCGCCCAGATAGTTGAGACCTTCGTTGAACAGCATCATGTCCTTGAGGGTGCGGAGCAGTCCCATGGCGGTATCCTATGATCGAGGGATGAAAGGGGGGATCAGGCCGCCTCGGTCAGCTGGCTCGCAAAGTCGGCGAAATAGCTGTCCGTGATGCGCTGGTTGAAGCCCAGATCCTCCAGCGGCGGCGGCACGGTGTAGTCATAGTCGATGCGCAGCTTGCCCGCCTTGAGGCTGGCGGTGCTGTTGTTCGCCTCATCGAACCATGCGTTCGCGCCGAGGATGATCCCCTGCGCCTTCAACTGGCGGAAAAAGCCGTTGATCGTCTCGATAATGTCCTTCGCCAGCGCCGGGGTCAGGGGCTTGTCGATCGCCCACATCATGCCGTTGACGATGGTGTCGGCGAGAAGCTGGGCGACGCGGACGGTGCTTTCAAAGGCGAACAGGCTGTCCGCCAGCGCTGTCGTGCGATTGCCCCAGAAGCGATAGCCGCTATCGGTGCGCACCAGCGCCGTGACTTCCTTGGCGTTGAGCAGCCCGGCTTCGCTGGCAGCATCCTCAATGTCCCAATGGATATCGCTGGTCAGGCCGACCACGCCCTGCACGGGCACGTTCGACAGNGTCTTGTGCGGCCCGGTCTGGCTGTCGATCAGAGCGCGCAGGCCCATGGCGCGGGCGGCGGCATAGCTGGTAACATTCGCGCTGGTGGCCGTGTCCCAGGCGAGAAAGTCAGGCATAAGCAGCATGAGTTCGCGGGCGCTGAAATTGGCGCGATAGAGGATCGCGTCAGGGACCGTGTCACCCAGCGCGCGGGCATAGGCAAAGCCGCGCAGCTTCTGCGCCACCACCGCCAGCGCGGCGGTGACAGCCTGCGTTTCGAGGCCCGGAGTGCCGAGGATCTTCGGCTTGACGCCCAACTGCGCCTGCGCGGCCAGCAACGCCTGCATCCCGGTCTTTTGCCCGTTGGCGTCGGTACTGCCGATGACATTGCTGGCGGTTTCGGCGGCATCCTCGCCCTCCTCCACGCGAACAACGACGACGACGGGTCGGGTCTGATCGGCAATGGCGCGCAGCGACTTGGCCAGCGTGCCGTCCACGCCCGCCTTGCCGATCGCCGTCTCAATGTCCGTGATCAGGGCGGGGCGATCGAGCGGGAAGACCGTGGCATCGGCATCGGCGGCGATGGCTACCAAGCCGATGATGGCGGTGGAAACGGCGGTCAGCGTGCGAGCGCCGGTGTCGATCTCGGTAACGGTGATACCATGCTTGAACGGCATGAGAGGCTCCTTGGCTAGAGAGAGAGGGGCAGGACGAGGCGGGTGCGGGCGTTGGTCGAGGGGGTGTCGGTCCGGTCCGCGTCGATGATGATGGTGGCGGCCCCAGGGCGATCTCCGGCGGCGAGGGCGACGCGGCGCAGCGCCAAGCGATCTTCATTGCGCGAAAGCGCGACCGCCGACGCAGCATAGATGCGCAGAATGTTCGCTGGCGTCATGGGCTGGTCGATCAATTCCGACAGCAGCGAACCATATTCCCGGCGACCGGCGCGCGTGCCGATCGGCGTGGAGAGAATATCCGCGACCGACTGCTTGATATGTTCGAGGCCGTCCAGCACCGCCCCGGAAGATCGTGCCATGCCCACCATCAGACGGGCGCTCCGGTCTGGGCACCGCCCGCCTGCACGCCCCCATGCTTATGGCCCTTGAGGCTCTTGCCGCCGCCGATCACGTCTTCCGATGCCGTGGCCGTGCCGGTGATGCTGACATTGCCGTTGATCGTCACATCGCCATTGATGGTCGCGCCGCCGGGGGCGTCGATCGTGGCCGTGCCGCCTGCGGGCAGCGTCACCGCAAGGGCGTGGGCGGCGTGATTGTAGCTGAACGAGGCGCCATCGGGCATGTCCATCCGGATGAGGTCGGGATCGTTCGAGGGCGGCGGGTTCGCGTCGGAATAGAGGCCGACCACCACCAGTGCGTTGTCCAGATCGCCTTCGGGCGCGAGGACGACGCACTGTTCCCCAACAGAGGGCGGCGACCAGATGCGCGCAGCGCCCGCGCGCTGGGCCACCCAGGGCAGTTCTCCCGTGGTCAGGTCTCCGAGCGTGACGGTGCAGGTGGCGTTGGCATGATCGACAGAGGCGATGACGCCGTACTGGATCGCCTCGCCCACCTGCTGTTCGGGATCTTGGGTCTTTGCCATGCGCGGACCATGGCGCGCGCGCTCCCGGCTTTCGCGTCCCTGCATTTGGACAGGCTGCTATCCAAATGCAGCGCGTTGCCGATTGCACTTATCTCAATGGGCGAACGTCCTTCATGGGTGGTGAGCGGACTGGCCGTTTCCAAGTTATTTTACGATTTATTACTCGGCGTGGAACTGAATAATCTGCCAATTAAAGCTGGGATTCCCACCCCAATCAAGCATGGCACGGCGCTCCATACAAATACGAGTAAGAGATTTGCGACTATATCTATCGGGTTTTTAGGCAGTCTAAATACTGCGCAATGCGCCACAAATGACAACCCGATGCATACCGCCATTATGCGCTTTAACGACCAGCTTTCTAATAGCGAAATTAACGCTATCACAAATGATAACAATGCTACCATTGCGGAAATGAGAAGAGGGGTGAAGTCGAGCGCGAACAAACAGTTCTCCTATATCGTTGCTTGCTTAGAAACTGACATACGTCAAACAGCGTAACGAGAAATGGTCATTAGCCACAACCAGGCACCGCGACAGAGGCACCTCAAATCATAAGCCCAGTTCGAATGTCCGCAATGGAAATGCGGAATGCCGCTCCTGA